CTGCGCGATCAGTTTCACCGTGGCAGTCAGAAGTCCCGAGCGCTGCATCTGCCACGAAATCTGATCCAGCACACAGCCTGAATACATCGCATAGCGCGGCACTTCGGGCATGGCTGTTTCGATTGACATACTCGGCAGAGTCCAGCTGCCAGACGTGAATACATGCGTATAGGGTCCGGTGCCGGTGCCGACCGGATCCCCAAACGCCGCCTTCAGCCAAAATCCGAAAGCTTCGGCATCAATCGGTACGGCTACATCGCCGTCCGCCGTCACAGCATCCTTGATCGGGGCTAACGGATCGCGGCCGTAGCCGAGCAATTCCGAACCCAGAAGTGGTTGCTCTGCCCCGAGCGAGGTGCTGGCGAAGGGCATCTGCATGTAACCGCCAACCGGCGGAGTGCCATAAGTTGTCTCGAACGCAGCCGCCATCAGCGACCGCGCCCCTTGTGCGCGTGCCATAGTGTTTCCTTTATTTTAGGGAAAAATCAACCGGTGGATTTCATTCCACGGAGGTCATTCCGCGGGGGTTAGCCCAATGGATCGGCGGTGGTATAGGTCAGAATGAGCGGGACGACGGCCGCCTTCAGCGCCTCGGCCCCTTCGACAGGCAGATCAACCGGCTGCGGGGCTTCGGCCTCGATCCAGTCGCAGAGACCGCCGAGGGTTCGGTCGGCTGTGATAACAGTGGCCAGTTCGGCCAGTAGCGCGTCAAAAGCGGCATCACGGGCAGCCGGAGTCTTGCTCTGCACGATCACCTCGACCTCGGCGCGGTGCTCATAATGGTATTGCAACGGCGACAGCGTCACCTCCGGCGTGCCGGGATCTCCGTCGCGCAGGATTAGCAGGCCACCAGCGGGGATGCGTTCGGGCAGGATAGTTCCGCGCAGAATTGTTGCGTCGGGCATGACCTGAAGCGCTGCAAGCAGTGCCAGCAGGATGGTTTCTCGGGGTGTGGGCATGGGTGTTCTCGCCGTATTGTGACTTTTCAAATCGCCAAAATGATGTTAAAGGTATTACCATTGAATACTCACAGGGAGTCACCAGATGAATGCCATTCGCCCCGTTGCCGTAAAGCTCGACCCGAAAATGCTGGATCGCGTCAAAATATTGGCCGAGGCCAGAGACCGTTCCACGCATTGGATGATGCGCGAGGCGGTGGCCCAGTTTGTCGAGCGCGAAGAAAAGCGCGAGGCGTTTCGTCAGGCCGGTCTAAAAGCCTGGAGCGATTATCAGGAAACCGGCCTGCATGTCAGCCATAACGAGGCCGATGAATGGCTGGCCAAACTGGAAGCCGGTGAAGAGGCGGATGTTCCTGAATGCCACAACTGATCTGGTCTCCCGCAGCGCTGCGGGACGTTGAGCGGCTTCATAATTTTCTTTCCGAAAAGAACCCCGTTGCAGCGCGCGGGGCGGCGAGTGCCATCCGGCAAGGCATGAATATCCTCGAAACCCAGCCCGCCGCCGGACGGCCGGTGCCGGATATGGATCCGGAATTTCGCGAATGGTTCATCAATTTTGGCGGCAGCGGCTATATTGCCCTCTATCGGCTTGACGGCTCAACGGCTGTTGTTTTGGCTGTCCGCCACCAACGCGAAGCGGGCTATTGATATTTTCAGTCATTATTGACCCTCCACCCACTTTTCCACAATCAACCCTGGCACCGACCTCGCCACCTTTTCCGCATCGCGCGCCAGATCCAGCCGCTTACGCAGTTTCACCTGCGGTACCAGCAGAAATATTGGGGCGGTGACCTGCCCGCGACCGGTTTTGGAACGCGAGGCCACCGCTGTCCCGCGCGTGTTGATCCGCGCCTTTTCGGCCACCAGCAAGCTGGGCCCGTTGCGTCGGTAGATGAACCGCAGACGCATGCCGCGGCGGCGCTCCCATTCCCCCGGTGTCAGCCGCGCGCCACCTCTGCCCTTGCCAGCGGCCTCGGTCGGGATGGCGAGATAGAAGCCGAGTTTCGAGCGGATCAGCACGCCCTTGTCATGGGCGCGGATGATTTTCGGGGCCTTGGACCAGATGAAGGCTGCGGCATCCAGGCTCTCGCCACGTTCGGGATAGGTCTTGTTGCGAATGCTACGCGCCAGCCGTTGCCCGAGGCCAGCGCCGGTAATCTGCCCGCGCCAATCGGCCTTTAGATCACTGCCCGCCTGGCGCATGGCGGCGGTGACCGCGCGTTCGCCCGCCAGAACCTCCGCCTGCATCATCGCGGCGATGTCGGGATCGATGTCGAGCTTCAGCTTCATACCGGATGCACGTCGATGGTCCAGATCAGCCGTTCCGCATCGCGCACCGGCTCACCCTGAATGAGAAACGCCTCGCCACCGATTTCCAGCCGGTCGCCAGGGCGTGGGTTGGGCACTTCGCTCACCCGCAAATCGAACCTCTGGGTTTCAGACCAGAGTTTCGCCTCGCCAAAGCCGGTAATGTTGTCAGCGCGGCGCGCCACAACACGGACGAGAACGGGCGAACCGCCCCCGGCCGTGTAGATGGCCTCAACGGCGATATTGTCGTCCGCGAACAGAGCATCCATGCCAATGGCAAAGGCGTTCATCTCAGTGTTTCCAGTTTACAATACATCAGGGTATCATTTGGCCCGCAGAGGCAGCCTTTGTTTACATGGGCGTTCGGAGGGCCAAATGATTCCGCGTTAACTGGAAACACCTCAGGTCCGCCGTGCGCTGCGCAATACCTGCGGGCGCGTACAGATCGGCAACGGGTTGCTTTCGATCTCGAGGCGCACCCACTCGTCACGGTCCCGATCCGGGATAGAACGTGCATAGAGCGGCAGGCCGAGGGTGTTGACGGTCTCGAAGGTGTCGGCCGGGGCGTAATAGATTTCGAACAGGCCCTCGACACCCTCGGGATAGAAGAACGCCTTGTCGACCGGTACGCCAAAAGCCGCATTGCCACGGTAGCGGCGGAAGTTGATGCCGCCAAAGCTGACCTCGTCGGAGACGCGCGAACGCAGATCGGCAGCCGCAGCGGTGTTGAGATAGGTCTCGCGCACCTCTTTGTGGGCAACCAGATCGGCGAAGAAGGCCGAGCCGCATTCGGCGCGCAATTGCACCGCACCAGTAGAAAGCCCGCCCAAGCCATCCTCGACACTCTCAATAAGCGCCTGACAACGTTTGCGCAGCACGCCGGATCCGGGATTGGTGGCGGCTAGATCGAAGTTGACCTCGGTCGCAGGCGTAATCGCAAACTCGGTGAAGTAATCAATGACGGTCGCCCCGTCCTTGGGATCGAGCACCTTGCCCTGAATGCCGTTCAGCAGGTGATATTCGAACGTCGCTTCGGCGTCGGTGCGAAGGCGACGCAGACGGCGGGCCACTTCCGCCTGAATCTGCTGGGTCTCGCTGTCAGTGCCAAAGGCGCGGATGCCCTGGATCTCGGACGCCCAGAGTACATCCTGTTTTTTGAACTGGCGACAAACGAACGCCCGCACATCGCGCCGCTCTGGAACCTGTTGATCATAGGCCGAGCCGCGTTCCGAGAACGGGATCAGCGACAGCGTGCCGTCGCGACTCTCGATGACAACAGTGCGGCTTCGCACTCCGCGATCGGAAAACAGGCCGGAGCCAGAGAGGGTCGCGGGCTTGAACGGGATGTTTTCCAGCGCGCGGGTGAGCTCAATGACCGAAAATGCATCGGTCTCGAAGATATCCATGGTGGCCATGAATGTGTTCCTTTCTTAGCGGGTGAGAATGCCGACAACGGCAAGGGCCGTATGGGCGGCGGCGATTTCCGGTGCCGTGGGCGTGCCGGTGAATACCAGATCGTTGCCGTTGACGAGGGCGGGGCCGCGCAGCAGCACAACCGCATCAACATCGGCCGCGGTGGCGTCCGCCTTGCCCCAGAGCACGGCGATGGCGGTCTCGGTGCCATCGACAGCGGCCGGATCATGGGCGGCGTATTTGCCCGATGCGGTGATTTTGCCGAGCACTGTGCCGGGATCCAGAACAGGATTGGCCCCGCCGGTGGCGATGGTAACGGTGGCGATGGTAACAACCTCGCGGCAATAATCGCGCGCGGCCTCCCAAACAATAAAGCCGCCTGCGTGGCGGCCCTCGGTCAATGTGGTCATGATGTTTTATCCTTTGCGTTTGCCCATGTTTTGTTGAATGTGCGGGCGATCACGTCGCCCCAGGGTTTGGCCTGAGGCGCGGGCCCCGGTTGCGGGTGGGTGGAGGAGATGTCCGGTTCATTGGCCGCTTTTGCGTCGATCAGGACCTTGCGGACATCCTCGAGGTTGGCCTCGGACGTAAGAAACGAGGCCGCCATCTGCGGTTGCCCCGCGAGGCGGCAAAGATCGACGACGGTTTTGGCGTAGGTCATGGCCTCATTGCGGATGGCGGCGGGGTCAGGCACGGGGTCAGCCTTGGTCCCAGGGGCAGATTCCGGCTTCGTTTCCAGCCCCGCCACGGCAGGTTCATCCTTTGCCTTCACCGCCTCGATGATTTCCGGCGGTGTGTTTTGGAATTGGCCGACATCAAATCTGGCAGCCATTTTCACCGGCTCGGACATTGTGTCGGCAAATCCCATCTCCAGCGCCTCGGCGGCGTCCATCCAAGTTTCCTTGGCCATCAGCTTCGCGATATCTTTCTCTGCCTTGCCGGATTTCGCCGCATAGCCGCGCAGCAGGCTGCCACCGATCTTG